CCACATTAGTCATCAGAGCTTTTACAGAAGCCACCTTGAGGCTACCGAAAGGTATCCTCTCCTTGCTAACTGGCAAGGGTGGTTGCTTAGTAGCAACGGACAGCAAGGACTTCGCAGGCGTGACCGGTACTGCTTTGGTAGACTCCGGATCCACTGCCTTCGGGGGCACTGAGCGCACAGTACCGGTCTGAGAGCTCTCCTTAGGAGCTTCCTTGTGGATCTCTACGATCCGTTCCTGAACAAGAACCGGAGGTTCAGCTGGTTCCTTGGGAGCTTCTTCTTTGGGAACTACTTGCTGGATCGGCAAGGTTTCAGCAGTCTCTTTTGGTGGTACCTGCTGAGACGGTAGGTATTTGGTTGGTTCCTTGTGGATCTCTACGATCCGTTCCTGAACAAGAACCGGAGGTTCAGCTGGTTCCTTGGGAGCTTCTTCTTTGGTGGTACCAGTTGGTGCGGTCGTAGGTTCAGGGGGCTGCAAGTAGTGACCAGTCGGTGTGAACGGATTGCCCTCTGCACCCTGTGGAGCCTCTACTCGAACGACAGGCTCAGGCGCAGTGCTCGCGCGCAAGGTACTGCGTATCTCGGAGGCTTTCTGTACTGCGTGAAGTTCATCCATGCGATTACGCACGAATTCACCCACGGTCTGCACACCAGCGTTCAACTTTTGGACCGCGCGAACCGCATTCCCTACGGTCAAGGGACCAAGCCCAAACCCTTCTACGGCAGAATAAGCCTTTTCACCTGCTTTGCGTAGCAGGCCGGCCACTGGCCCTTTACGACGGTCCCGTTTTTCTAGGTCGTCCCGGATATCCTTGCGCAGACTGCTAAGTTGGTCTTCGAACTCTTCCGGGACGGAGTAGTTGGACCCGAGGTCCTCCATCTTAGAAGACAGCCGGTCAAACTCCTTACGGTTACCATCTTGCAAAGACGCCAGTAATCGATTAGTATCACTGACTAGTTCTGCTATCTTATCCGGTTCAACCAGATCCGTGAAGTCACCTTCTTTGAGAGTAGCCAGCTGAGCGTGAAACTCTACTTGCAGGTTTTTCCGGTCGGAGAGGAATTCTTTCTGCAGAGTGCGCTCTGTCTTCAACCCTTCCGTGACCAGCTTCTTAAACAGCCTCAGGGATTGACGATCTCCAGCAGCCACCAAACCTCTCAAGAGTTTCTCTTGATCTACGGCACCCTTGCGATTCACAGGTTTCGGAGTGCTTGCCACCTTTTGAGGCGCAAGCTTGGAGGCCACTTTATCCAGCCCCTCACGTATGCTGTCCGTTATGCCTTCATAATCAAAGGTATCCACCAGCACCTTGGTAGACCGCTTGACTTTCTCGCCACCTTTCATAGAGCGCACGACGGAAGCCAGGTCCTGGATGGCAGCCTCCAGACGCTGAGTACCAGAAGCCTGCAGGGTCTCAAGGTACTGAAGTTGGGCCGAGTACTTGGGAAGATCCGCCTTCACAGAGGTACGCTGCGTAGCTGGAGAGTCTGTAGAATCTACAGATATACGAGGCCGAGTGGGTGAGGCAGTGGCTTCGTCTTCTTCCGAATCCAGCTTGGTAGGTTTGAGAGCAGAGGAGGGTATGGGGGAGTTTACTCGGGTATCCTCCCAGAGTGAGTTCGGCTTCTTAGCCGCCTTCATCACCTGCTTGGATTCTGCTTCCTCTGCATCAATATCCTCCACTTCCCTAACCGTGGGCTTCGGGGCTGGCTTCCTCGGTTCCACAGGTGGGCGAGGGGCAATAGGGGTTTTCTTAAGCTGTGCTTCTAAAGACTTGAACCTCTGAGAGATCTCCTTCAAAGAGGATTCAAAGGAAGCTTTGAGAGCTTTCTCCATGTCTGCACGAGAAAGCTGGGGTTCTGCTCTCGGTGCAGGCCTGGCCGGGGCAGGTTTCTCTACCTTGACGGGGGCAGGTGCATCTTTCGCGGACAGCTTATCTACAGAGGACTGCAGCGAGTCCATCCTGGTGGTCAGCTTGGTCAGGTCCACCACCGGCTGAGGAGTGGCCGGTGCGGAGGTTTTTGATTGTTCCTTGGCTAGGGACTTTACTGTCGCCAACTCCGCTGACAGATTTTTGACGAGCTCCGCCAGTTTGACATCGTCCAGTTCGTGATGGGTAGCCAGGGAAGCTAAGGCACTCTCCAAACTCTTGCGCAACGGGGCCAGCACGGACAATTCTTTGCGGACAGACTCCACTATGGAAGAGTCGGGCACCACGGAAAGGGAGAGCTCAATTTTGTTCGCTTCGTCGACGATGCGGGCGGCACTTGCATTCTGGATCAAATCCTTGACAAGGGCTTGCCAGTTGGAACGATCTCGCTGATTGGCGAAACGCGCCCTCATAGTGCTAGCTACTCTCTTCTTGTTTCCGCGTGCCATGTTTATCACCTAGATGACGGCGTCTGTAGTGGACGCCTATTACGGTGTGCGTTAGACTGTTCGGCAGCCTTTGCACGTTTCTCTCGACGGTCCCTGGCACCACTGATTAGGTACAGAATGTTCTGCAATGGCATGTCCAATGTCAGAAGCACTCCGAATTCAGCGGCAACCAGGGTGATACCGTCAAGCAAGTACTCCACTGAGTACGCATTAAAGAAACGAATGTGCCGAAATCGAGACCGAAGTCTTGATCTCAGCACCACACTCTCCGCAACGTACAACAATGGTTTCTTCAGCCCCGTAGTTCGATACCCGGTCTCGATAGTCTTCTACCAAGGATACCTGCTCAGGGGAGAACTCCTTAACGAGTTCAATGCGAGCGGCTAAGCTCAAGCGAGGGCCCTCAACAGACTGAACGAACCCAGCGAGATCCGCTAGGTACTCAGTCTCCTGGAAGTCTGGATTGTTCTCTTCCTCGCTGTACATAGTCTCCAGCTCGACCATGTCTCGCACGGTCGTTGGGCTCAGCTTTAGTTGGAAAGCCTCCTTCAGGGAAGGGAGGGTGCCATCAGGATCAAATCCCTCAAAGGCCGAAACGCGGTCGAACACCGTGTCCTTGATGACAGACTTGCTGACCGTGGTGACAGTCAGCAAAGAGTCTTGAGGTTTCGTCTTGTTGGCTACCTCCAAAACGTGATCCGGGTTGGTGCAGACCGACGTATGAATGAGCTTGCTCTTCGGGTAGAAGGTCAGCCGCAGGAAGTACAGCAACCAGTAGTAGTCCGGGAGGGTCAAATCGTAGGCCGAGATGTGGCCAGGGAGCAACGTGGAGATTGCGTCCGCCATGTGTCTGCTGGACTTCTCCTTGGCAGAACGTGCAAACTTGGCTTGATGGACCCCTTTGATGGGCTTCACAGACAAGCTGGAGAACGGATAGAAAACGAACTTCGAGGGGAGGTCTACTTGAACCTGTGAAGGGTCAAGTTCGACTTCGGGCTTGTTTCCATCAGCCTCGGAGGCAGTAACATCCTGCAGCACAGCCGGGGGAGGCGGGCGGCGACTCGGAGTGAAAGCCTGGAAAGATTCAGAGTGGGGAGTGGAGTCTACAGAAGGTTCCATTGCAAGCCTCAGTGGGCGTAAGGTGAGTGTGTTGATCGGGCATAAGTCGCCTCTAGGGTCCCGGAGGCGCAGACTCGGCCTGAGTGGGATCAAGTACCTGAAAAGTAGCAATGATCGACCGAAAGGTCCAGCGTAACTGGTATCAGGTTGCTACCAGTAGCTTCTAAGTTGGTGGAGTTGAGTGAGACAGGGAAGCAACCGACGAGGTCAATGCGGCAGATAACATTTCCGTTCACATCGAGAAGGAAGACGAGAACGTCTTTCTTGTACTCGATGGGCATGCGGAAGTTGCGAGTCTTGAAGTTGAAGACGGCATTGAACCAAGACGAGGCAAATTTCAGAGCCTTGCCCGTGCGGTCGTTGTATAGAACTAGATTGGCGTTGTCAATGGACAACCCAGCCGCGTAATTAACAGTTGTTCCCTGTCGATACACTGGCTTATTGTCGAAGCGCAGGGACGGGGTTTGAACACCCTCTATGTAGATATCTTCGATTGGGCTGGAAGCACCATCAATGATGGTAGCAGTCCAGTCTATGGACAGCAGAGGATCAGACCTACGCTGCATCTTGGCCAGTGTCCCATACGGGTTCATTGGGCCCGATCCCATCTGCCCACCACCTAAGGAACTGAGCGCTTGACCTATCAGGTCAGCAGGGTTTAGATTGCCCTGCGCAACTCCGTTCATTACTGCGCGTACCCCATTGTTCAAGATGCTACCTGGGGTGGGTAGGCCTAGTTGACCTAGAACACCAACCCCAGGAATTGCACCTAGACGAGATACCGCAGGAGTGATAGCAGACATGACCGCACCAGTTGCCCTGGAAGCTGCCTGTTGAGCAACAAACCCGCCGAAGTCCCTTGGCTGAGACAACCCACCAGTAAGCGCAGAGGCTACGTCACCGAATAAAGACATGGGTTACCTCAGTTTAGGATCACAGATCTTCGGTCCAGTCGTAACTGAACGTCACTTGATACTGAACCACACCAGAAGCGTTGTCCAGAGACACGTCTTCCAGAGATTGCGGGAACAGACCATACAGGCGGATACGCTTCACCACCTGCGGCAGATCGTCGTACATGGCAACTTCTGCAGTGACCGAGTAGTCCTGCTTATAAGTTCCAGCATTGTTCTTCCACGAGCGCATGAATTCCAGCCACTGCACGAAGGCAGATCGAGTGCTAGAACTGCGGCTTTCGAAGAACGTAGCAGACCAGGTGCCTGACCAGGTGCGACGGCCGGCAAAGTTGAGCTTCACACCGTGAGCTTCAACACCGACTTGATCAACCTGGCTGCCAGGGACGGTGGAGGCCACACATTTGATGCTTAGGTCCCGAGCAAAGCCAGACCCGGGAGTGCTAGGGAGAAAGAGATCCCAGTTCCAGGTCTGCAACGGGTCCTGGACTGAGATGACGTCATTAAGGCTAGTACGTGCCATGTAATTTCCTTGGTTGGAAAGAGTTATCCGAGGTTTTCACTAGGTGGGGTTCTACAGACTAAGCAGAACCCCCACCGTTCAACAGTTAAAGCGCAGCAATTTCCCGCTCGGAGACTTTGAGGCCTTCCTTCGAGATAACCAGAGACATCTGGATCTCACGCACCGCCAAGATCGGGACGATGATCACGGCAATGGCTAGCACACCGGAGTTGATCAGCGCAGGCGGGTTGTTGGTCTCATCGATAACCACCCGGAAGGAGGCAATACCACGACCAGCTTGCACCGTGCGCAGATAGTCTTCCAGGCCGAACTGAAGCTGACGACGCAGCAGGTCATCATTGGGCTCTTGCAGACCATAGATCAGGTAATCGTAGGTAGCACGCTTGATGATGTTGCACAGTACCCGGACGTTCAAGAACTGCAGAGCGGAGTTCTTGTTGTACAGAGTGTTCTGTTCCCAGAAGGCAATGCCTCGGCCCACAAACTTGCGGATGTACGCGAGGTTGGCGTTGTACAGCAGGGTAGCCGCGCCATCATCATACACTTCCCGGATGTCCAAGGCACGCAGCAAGCCGCGATTCAGACCAGCGGACGAGAACCAGGGTTGACCCACACGCGTGGTGCGAGCTTGCAGGCCGGCAACTGCACCAGACGGTGGCACATACAGGAACTTACCAGAGATAGGATCTGCTTCAAGCAGGTCCGACGTAAGCAGAGTCGAATACGAACTGTTCAGGTTCAGCGTCAGGTTGCGGTAGTCCACCGCAGACTGAGCCTTCTGGCTGGTAGAAGGGACGTCCAGGTAAGCAACGCAATCCGCGCGGCTGGAAGCCAGTGCGTCCATTGCTTGCTGAACCGCAACAGAAGTACGACCAGCGTTGATCAGCAGATCCAGCCGGTAGACTTCCTTGGAAGTGAAACGGTTCCACGCTGCAATGATGGCGGAAGACGTGGGGGCAGTGCCAGAAGCACCACCGGTCAGCGCCGTCTTAGCAACGGAGCGGATGGTGGGGGTGCCGGCCAGCGAACCGATGTTGCTCTGCACGTTGATGTAACGCGAGAACGGGTTGATACGCTGAACCGTCTCCATCTGAGCGCCAGTTTCGTCCGTTTGCTCAGTGACGGAGCACACAAACGTTTCCACTGGGTTGCTCAGGGACACATCCGCATCATAGACCTTGACCCGGAAGATCGGAGAGGCCGGTGCGAGGTTCAGAGCGTTAGTGATCGGGTTCGTGCCGGCATCACCAGCAGCGATACCATCATCATCGTAGGAGACGTCCGCACCACCAACCGTAGCGATCAGGCCGAGGGAAGCAGTAGCACCCGTACGACCATACACCTTGTAGCCGATAGCACCAGCGACTGCATCCCAACTCACAGTGACGAGGTTGGTAGTAGCAACACCACCCACCACGACGGTGACCGGAGAGGAGGCCAGAGTTTCACCAGCAGGTCCAACAGCCGAGACCACATACACATAAGAACCAGCGATCAGAGTGCCACCAGTGTTGGTGGAAGTACCTGTAACACCAGTCGGTGCATTCAGGTTCTCGGAGACCACTTCCACCTGAATGGAGTTGCCATAGCTGCCAGGTCCACGATTCGAGGTGAACTGATACAGGGCGATTTCACCGCCAGTAGCGTAGACATCCCACTCAGGGAGAGCAGGGTTAACCACACCACCCGAGATACCGTTGATCTCCGTATCCAGCGTTGCGTTCAGGATCATCGCGGCGCCAGCGGTAGCGTACCCAGTACCTAGAGCACGGGTGGTCCACAGCGAGTTGCCTTCACGGAAGTAATCCAGGACCGCATAGTGGTCGAAGGAGACCGAAGCTTTCGGTTGACCGAAGTCAAACAGGAAGTCGTCAGCGTTGGAGTAGAACTTGGGAGACACAGGGCCTTGACCAGACACCATGACAATCGCGGCAGTTGCGTTGCTGGCGTTGGTAAGGGTAGCAGAGAGGTCGACTTCGTTGATACGAACGTCAGACGCACGGCGTGCAAGAACAGCCATCGTTTAGTCCTTTCAATTCTTCTTGGAGGAAGTCTGCTCAGCGGGTGCTGGTGCCGGTGCAGGGACCGGCGCTGCCACCACAGGTGCAGGCACTGGGGTCTTCTGAGCAATGGCTTGCTTGAAGTAAGAAGCTCGGTTGTTCAGCAGAGTCTTCTGTGCTTCGAAGCTCTCCCGATTGACTTGGGTCAACTTTGGGTTCTTACGAAGGTAGGAAGTCTCCACGCAGAAACCGGCGGGGAGGCTAACGCGGCCGCCGGATTGGACAAACACGCTGTCCGTTTCCTTGGTGACCTCGTTTACGATTGGGACCTCAAGCAAGTTGGGGCCAGAGTTGATAGTTACGAATTGAGCCATGTTTTCTCCAGGGGAATCAAGCTTGGATAATTGCGACGTTCACCGCAGACGTGCCGGGATTAGTCAGTACCAATTGACCCACATCACTATCCACGATGTGGAGTCTATTGACCTCTAGGTCGTAGCCGCCAGACGGTCGCAGAGTCACCGAGGCAGATAGAGGACCATTGCAACTCAGGAACGTCAAGGCTGAGCTAGCCATTGGAGTTACCCAGGTAGTTGTTTCGGAAGGGTTAAGCGTCAGGAAATGGGTGACGACACTCGCCGTCTGTGACGGATAGTTGTAGGTGAAAGAACCTACGTTCCGACGGATGTTGTTGTCCGCTAGAAACGCCCCGATGTTTAGCAGGACGGCTTTTGATACAGCAGGCATTCTTACCTCATGTTAGTTGGAACCTCAGGTACGGCGATGGAATCAAACAAGACCTCTCTGCTGCTTCGGAAGCTGCCAAAGGTATCTCCTTGCTTGGTAACGTCTAGATCCGCTACTACCGTATCTGCAACCTGACCTTCTAGGAGGGTTGGTCTGGAGATGTACCCAAGAACATTCAGCGTCGTTATGAGCACATACTCCTGAACTTCATCAGGCTCGGCTGTACGCAAGGGGAAGGTAACGGTAGCATCCTGATCCACCCCAACACCGAAGCTCAATGAGCCGTACGCAGCTTCAAACTTAAGATGACCTAACCGCCTGGCGAATTTCCACGAGTTGTTGAACCGTAGTAAATCCTCATAGTTGTTGGTCATCAACTCCACACCGATCTCGAATACCTCAGGCAGGAAGTGAACCCTGTAGAGCCTACGTGAATCAGTGGAGATAGTAGTGGTCATGCCACGACGCGCAGTCGCATGACTGTTCTGCCGGTCTTCTGAAGTAGTTGAAGAGTTCAGAGTCAGACACACGTAAGGGTAAGAAACGGGCTTTCCGTCAAACAATCTAGAGACCGCTTTGACTTTATCAGTCGACGTTACCCACACCGACGGGGTCTTGAATACTCGGAGGAAAGACCGCTGCAGACCATCGAAGATGAGCCTCTCAACAGGAACTACGTCCTTATTGAGGCCAGATATTTCTGAAGAAGTTTGAGCCATAAAAAAGGGGAGGGTTTAACCTCCCCTCTCCGGGTGCTTCATCGTGAAGAATTATTTCTTCTTGACGACTTTCTTTTTCTTCTTCGCGGCAGCTGCACGAATGTTCACCAGAGCACGGGCGAAGCGGGCTTGAGCGACCTTGCGAGCAGCGACGGCGGCCTGCTCAGGGTCTTCCTCTTCATCTTCGTCCTCTTCGGTATCCAGCTCCAGCTCTTCCGAGTCTTCGCTGTCATCGGCGGCTTCCAGCTCCAGGTCTTCACCTTCGATCTCAGCAGTGAACGGCCAACCTTCGCCGCCTTCTTCACCGGCAGCTTCCAGGTCGAGTTCGCCTTCATCTTCCAGAAGGTCCATCTCTTCATCCGATGCCTTCACCGACTTGCGGGCAATACGGGCGGCAGCCAGCTTCGCCTTGGTTGCCTTAGCGTCAGTTGAGCGTGCAGCGGTCATGGCTTTGAAAGCCTTGCCGTTGGTGGACTCAATGGCAGCCAGAGCAGCAGCGATCGAAGGCTCGGAGCAAGCTTCTGCGAACAGAGTGCTGGCCGTCAGGACTTTGCCTGCGTTAAAGTTGAGGACAGCTGAGGCCAGCTGATCCAGGGACTTGTTGTACTTCATGGGTTTTCCTCGTAGTTAAGTGTCAAGGCTGTGAAAGCTGTTACCTAAACAGAGATCAGGTGGCTGGGTCTGAATTCATCCCGCATGTCTGCAACGGTGATGCACTGAAGGAACTCGTCCATATCAGTGTCCGTCTCATCATCAGGATTAGCACGCATGTAACCTTTGAACCCCAAGAACCAACCATTGTTGGACAAGGTATCTTGCAGCACATGGTTGCTACCGTCCGTCAGCACGCTATGGATGACTTGACCAGTGGACTTGTCTCCAAATAGCCAGATCTTATCCTTTGCCTTCTTGCGCTTCCAGATGGTACGAACTACCATGGCATGGCAGCTCTTGGAAGTGTAGGCAGGGGCACGTAGTTTGAACGAAGGCCACAGAGAAGCCACCATGCGAGACAACACATAGTCAGGGCTCTCACGGGATGCTGAGGTCAGCTGCTTAAGGCGGGAAGCAAACAGATATACCATAATCCGCACAGTTTAGGTAACAGCTTTCACGCGGGAGAGGACCTGGTTAGAAGTCCCCTCCCTGCCGTGAAGCCAGATTAGGCGCGCTTGCCAAACGAGCAGCTACGGGCGTTAGCCACAGCCATGGAGATAGACTCGCTCAAGAGCCAACCACGACCGATCATACGCTCGCTGGTGCCATCGATCGGCTGGCTGTCAACGCCGCCACGATCGCTGTAAGCGCCGTGGAAAGCCGGATCCGACACCACCACGAACTCCCCCTGGTCCATGACTTTGTGCTCAGGATGGCGATAAGCCTCGCTGATCAGGGTCATTCCGTACAGAACCGCCAGTTCACCAGTCATCACCAGTTCGTGACGAGCCACAGGTTCGATAGCTTGGATGAAGCTAGCATCACCCACGATGTCCACAAACAGGTCGCTGGCCATCAGGCAGTACATCGGCTTCAGGCCGAACTGGGCCACACCTTGACGAACTGACATCAGGGTCAACGGCGACAGGGTGCCGGTGATGATCGACTGGTTGTTTTCCACACCAATGGTCTGGCGAGCGGCGTTCAGCCACATACGGTCTTCGGTGACCATGATGCCTTCCAGACCCTCAACGTACTTCTCTTCCAGCACATCGGTGTTCGACTGGTTGATTTCGTTCTGAGGAACGAACACACGCGAAACGATCTGCAGTTCCGGAGGAGTGAGCCACTTGTCGGTAGCGATCTGAGCCTGAACTTGAGTAGGGCCACTGACCAGCATCGCCGTCACGTTCTTCTTACGCACCGGGAAACGCGGGATGTCGCCCTGCTTCAGTTCCGTACGGTTCAGAAGACGACGAGCGAAACCCTTGCGGTTAGCCGTCATGTAGATGTTGTCGGCAAGGCGCTCACCCAGAACGCGGTGAGCAGCAGCGTCTTCGAAAGAAGCAGCGATGAGCTGACGATTCACAGCATACTGCTGCTCACGAGCAGCAGCTTCCGTCATGACGTCGCCGCTGGCAGTGGCCTGCATCAGACGGTTAGCGTTCATCAGCAGGTCTTTGGTGCTGGAGGCGTTGAGTTCACCGTTGTTACCGACGGCGCGCTCGTTGGAGCCAGGGAAACGGTAGTCGGTAGCAACCACTGCGTGCTTGGATTTCTTGATAGTCATTTGAGATGTTCCTTAAGGAATGAAGGTGAAGGTGGGTTCAGGCAGGTCTAGGGTTAGACTGCGTTGAATTCCAGACCCAGGAAGGGGAAGCTAACCGACGGCAGAGCCTTGACGATAGCGTTGATGGCAACACCAGTGCCGCTTTGATCCGTGACACGACCGTTGGCCGCCAGCTTGATAGCAGTAGCAGCGGCGAAGTCCTTGCCCGAATCGAACTGGTCGGTG